GCCGAACGGAACGGCTGCCTTGATCACGCCGGCCGATCTGATGTAGGCGTAGCTGGCGTCCGTTTCTGCGATCCATCCTGCTCGTGCGAGGACGAAACGACCGAGTTGATCGCCATAAGTCCCTACGTCTTGAGCCGATCCGACATAATTGAAATCGCTCTGGACGTTATCCTCAGTCGCCTCGGTCGTTGCGGCGTTGAAAAGTGGAATGACGGCTCCTGATCGTGAAATGAGTTGTCCATAGGACTGAACGTTTGCCATAGTATCAGACCCGGATCCCGACGCCCAACGGCTTCATGATGTTGCGATTGATGTTCGAGATGGGTCGGCGCATCAATCTGCGCCCCCACTTGAATGTGATTCCAGTAACGAAACTGGCAACTGCCATGTTCTTCCAGTTGTTCGCGAAGTTGGTCTGCATGATCGAGACAGCCTGAGTCGGCTGGCTCATGATGTCGCCCAGACTCAGCGCAGATCCGCCGGACCAAGTCGTAGTTGAGATGCCGAGTCCCTGATCAAAGACGGAAGAGGATTGAAGATCAGTATCACCGAATAGCCCGAATACGCTCGTTCCAGCTACGCCTTCGGTTATGATGCTCGCATACGTCAGGGATTCCAAAACGTTCAGAACGCTGATTGTCTTGGGTGACCTTCGACGCTTCGTCTTCCGCCTTGCCATACTTTAGCGGATCAACGGTCGGACTATGAAGAGTCTGGGTCGTTCGCCGTGACGCTCGCAAATTGCCCCTGTAAATCGCGCGGGGCCTTCGCCGCATTCATTTTCTCGGCCACGAATCCCATCAGAAGTTGTTGAATCGGATTTACTGGTTCGGCTCCTTCGATCTGAAGGTCTTGAACGACTGCTTTGATGGCCTGAGCGACTCTGTGGTCGATTTCCTCAAGGAGTTGGGCGATCAACATCATGGTTGAACGGTGGATCAGGATCAGGACAGACAAAATGAGAGCAAAACCGCCCAGAATCAACAGATCCGTTAGTACCATGGTGATCAACCCGACCGGACACCAACCCATCCCGGACTTAATCCTCTCTATCCCGGTGGCCCTCCACCACACCCGCCCATGTCTGTTACTACTATTAGAGAGTTGAGCGGTTTCACCGGGATCCCTCCCCCTTCCGGACCAACCCCCCCACCCCTCTGAATTGTAGTGAACTGGTAACAGCAGCAGCGCCGTTGTTATGTAGGGACGGCCCCGCCATGCGGGGCTATGCCCCGCGAAAACCGCGCAACGCGATACAGAAATATTAGACACGCAGAGTATGAATTGCTGACCGTCCTGATGACTGATGAGGTTCTCAAGGAGCGTTATCATGCCCTGTTGAGGACCGGAGTGCCAACGGGTGATCGAATCGCCTTAGATCGCGCTAACAAGGCACTAGAGAACCTCTCAGCGATCTGGAACGGGATGAGAGCGAACAGAGTGAAGAATCTTCCAGACTGGCATATTGATTCGGAGGCTGAATCATGATCATCAGAATGTATTGCCGGTTCTGTAAAATCATCTTCGAGGTTCAATCCTTCGAGCAGATCAAGCAGGTTCAATCTGAGGACTGTTACATTACTCGAATCGGTGTCAAGCACGAACTCAGGCGGGAAGGTGATTCAGCGTGAGTGAAGAACAAGGATTCGATCCCTATGATCGCTGCCTAACGTGTCGCCGGAGAGTTGGCGCTCACTCCATCCCTGAGTTTGAGGACTGTCTTGCTGCTCAAGGCCGACACGGAGATGATTGAATGCGTCGGGGCTTGTGGTGCTGCTCACGTTGCGAATACTGGTGGATCTGGGAGACAGAGCAGGGAGTGAAGCGCCTAGATCGGGTTTGTCGGAAGTGCAACCACCGAGTTCAGGCGATGCTGACCCGGAAGTCTGGGAATAGAGGACGGACTCGGACGGACTCGATTCTTGAATATCCAGCATACCGGCCAGTCTCTTCCATCCGCAAAGAGCAGTTGAGGAGGAATCGAAGACGGACGAACATCAAGAAGCACGAAGACAGTCTGATCGGGTTCGACTCGACCACCTTCGTTCGATCATCCAAAGTTGCGGCAGCTAAGAAGCGATGGGCGACGAAGTCTCAAGGCGACCCCACGGAGGATGATGAATAATGCCGACATGGAAACAGATGGGATTCCCTACGCATCGGACGAAGATGTGCATGGTCTGCCGGAAGAATAAGCATTGTGGGGCGGTTATGGTGGTCCGTCGTGGTCGAGGCCATCTATGCCAACGACACACCCCTTCGTGGTGCTGTTCAGATTGCTGGAAGGACAACCCGCTGGTGGTGTATAATCCATGATTCACCCGAAGAATGGTAAATTTTGGATGATCCTAGATCTGTGTTGCGGGACGAAATCAGCCACTCAACCAATGATCGAGCCCATCCCCCCGAGCAGAGCCTACGAAGCGCGGCGCTTGACGGTGGATATGGACCCTCGACATAATCCAGATCTCGAGGCCGACATGACAATCGACACGTATCTGTTCTATGTGGATCTTCACTTCGCAGCCTTGGAGAAGTTTGGCGATGAATATCGTGGATTTGATTTCGTCTGGTTTTCTCCTCCATGTCAAGCGTTCTCAATCGCCGGTGATGTCTCAGGGAATTGGGCCATCGATTACCGAACTAATGAGCCAGTTCCTATCTCGCTCCATGCCGAACTTGCGATCGATCTCGTCGAGAAGGGGATCGCCATCATCGAGAAGTTGGAGCCCCATTGGTTTGTGATCGAGAACCCTGTCGGGCTGCTACGGAAGTTCAGCATGATGGATCAGTTTCATCACGCCAAAATCACATACTGTGCGTATGGACACCCGAACATGAAACCGACCGATCTATGGGGGGGTTTTCCGTTCACGTTCGTCCCGAGGCCAGCCTGTAAGAACGGAATGACATGCCACGAGGCCGCACCGAGGGGATCGAAGACCGGGACTCAGAACTCAGGGACCGATGCAATCGAGCGGGGGAGAGTGCCTTCGGAACTCGGTCTTGATCTCATCCTGTCAATGGTTGAGACTTCGGCACTTTCAACGATAACAACATGGGCCACGTTGAAAGATTTCTGCGAATAATTACCGGATTCAGGAAGATCCCCTGGGATCCGTAAACCGAAATCCGGAAAAAACTCACAAACCGTAAGCACTTCGCCACAGGTCTTCTGTCGAAGTAGGAACTCCGAGATTGTTCATCCATAGATCGGTAGGGTCATTATCACCGGGGCGCCTGAACGTTTCTGGGGTTGGTGTCCTTGGGTTCTCAAAGCCAGCCCCGAAGTCTGGGAGATTGATTCCAGACACTAGCTCGAGTACGTCAATGAGGCCCCGCAGCGGCCCGCCTGCTGATCCATACACTTCGCCCGCTGCGATGGCTTGCTCCTTCGCCTCTCTATACTGTCCTAGGAACTGCTCGATAGGATCTGTAATGGCATCAGGGTCGAAGATGAAGATGAAACTTATCCCCGCTAGCAATCCACTAGCACCGATGAGAGCGAGCAGGGTAACCGTCCCGGTCACATCGTTCAGGAGTTTTACTATCGGGTCGGCAATCCGGTTGAATTGGAATGCTGCGGTCAGGCCTGACAATAACTCCCGTTCTGTCTCCTGTAATTCGATACGGTGGACTATGACCTGATCGGGCCGTGCCTTAGGCATCTTATTCACCGATCTCGGCGGTGATGATGTTCACGATCACAGTCCCGTTGAGGTTCGTGTCTGCGCAGGCCATGAGAAAGACGTGTTCGGGTGGTATGATGATTGGAATCCCTGAATTATTTTGTTTAGGATGGGTCGGGGCCATAATATCAGGGTTCAGTTGATCCGCGTTATTGATATTCGTGGAGGTTAGAGTGGCGGGGTAATACGGGTTCGACCCGGCCACGCTATACGGCGATTGATTACCGGGGGAGTTGTCCTCATTGACCCCAGACACGCCGAATGTAATGGCAGAAGCAGCCGTGTTGGTCCCAGAAAAGGCGGATAGATAGAGAACCACTCGGGCCTTTCTCCCTGCCGTCAAGATCCCCGTTGCAATTCCCTGATCAGCAGCCGCGACCGTTATCGTTCGAGATTGATAGGACGAATACACCGGATCACCTCCGTGCTTCGGTCGTCCTCACGATGGCGTCAAACCGCTTCTGAGTAATCAAATCAAAGTCAGCCAGAAGACGCGCTGACTTTCTGATCGAAGCCTTCTCCCCCATCGTCGCACGTCGGACCCTGCCCTTCGCCGCTTTGCTTGCTTTTGCCACGGGGATCACCCGTCAGTCCTGAAAACCAATCTTGAATTTAAGTGGATCGGGACTCCGCCTGATGGCTGATACTGGGTGGAGGGGCCGCCACCGGAAGAGGTGAAACCAAGCGAGGCTGTGGGTATTCCTGATCCATCGAGCAGCATCACCGAGGACGTAAGTTCTGCGTCGTTGTTTCCAGCGTTGCTCATCCAATGGGTGCATGTTCTTCCCTGTAATGTCGTTCCAATTCCATTTCCTGTTAAGATGCTCACGAATTCATGTTCACCACTTCCTGAGGGGGTGACTGTGAAGACATGGTACTCACCATTTGAGCATGCCACCGACACCGAGGCCATCCTCACAGTAACAGCATTGGCCATCACCATCAGTTGATCCCCAGAGGCTAATTCCTTCGGGTATGGCAACGGAGCTGGGAGCGGAGTGCAACCGCCATCTTTGCCAGAGCCGAACGGAACGGCTGCCTTGATCACGCCGGCCGATCTGATGTAGGCGTAGCTGGCGTCCGTTTCTGCGATCCATCCTGCTCGTGCGAGGACGAAACGACCGAGTTGATCGCCATAAGTCCCTACG